CGATGCTTACCCACAAGATGGAGCTTACGCTGATGTCGTTTACAACGTACACTGGAGTTTATTAGCAGTATCAGACCAATTAAACCCAGAGGGAGAAGCATATCAATCTTCTAGCTATGGAACACAAAGCTTGGATGTTAGCGATATATCAGACTTTATTCCTTTTGCAGACTTAACAGAATCACAGGTACAAGGTTGGGTAGAATCAGCAATGGGAGAAGAACAAGTAGCTTCTTTAAAAGCTGGTCTTGATGCACAAATAGAACAGGAAATAAATCCATCTTCTATTCAGTTAGTAGTAGGAGAACCTGTACCAGCAGAATAATTATAACCACACTTTAAAAGTTTGTCTTACTTATAGTATATAAACTATAAAAATTAATTTATTATGACAATTACACAAGAACAAATTCAAAAAGTAAATCAGGTTATTAATTCTTTGCCTATTGCTTATTTACCTCAAGCACAGGAGATAGTAAAAATCTTAAATGAATCTATACCAAAAGAAGAAACAGATGACAAAGAAGAAGAGTAAAACACAAAAACCAAAGGTAGGGAAATATGTATTTCCTAATAAAACAATGGCTTTAGATTACATTGATCAAGGAGAATCTACTTCAAATCTATATGCTAAACTTGGGTTAAGAGAGCAAGGGTTTTTAGTAGATGTGCTTTGGCACGAATACAACAAAGACTGGAAAGAGTTTGAAGTTGTAGTAGAAGGAGAAGGATGCCATCAATTTACAGGTTATAAGTATGCCGATTCCTAAACGCAAAGCAGCCGAAAGCCAAAAGGATTTCATGTCAAGATGTATTCCTATGCTTACTCCTTATCATAAACAATCTGAAGCTATAGCTATTTGTTATGATGCTTTTAAAGGTAGTGCAGTAGAACTAGAAAGCTATAACGACTATCCAGAAGGAGCAGTTAATAATGCAAAGAGAGCTGTAGAGTACAAGGAAAAAAATGGTAGTTCTTGTGGCACTCGTGTAGGATGGACTAGAGCTGGTCAATTAGCAAGAAGAGAAAAAATTAGTAGAGATACTATTTCAAGAATGGCTTCTTTTAAAAGACATCAACAGCATAAAGATGTTCCTTATTCAGAAGGCTGTGGTGGTTTAATGTGGGATGCTTGGGGAGGTAGTGCTGGAGTAAATTGGGCGATAAGCAAACTTAAAGAACTAGATAAAAAATGATACAAGATTATAAAACATTATTTATAAATATGGGGAGTTTAGGTATATCATTAACTGATATAGATATAATACTTAAAATTGCACTTTTGCTTATCACAATTGGCTACACTTTACAAAAATGGTGGATAATGAATAAAAAGAAATAATGTTAGAAACTATAAAACATTTGACTGGTATGTGTGGAGAAACACACATAAATCTACTAACTATTACATTACTATTTTTTCTATTTAAAATATTATTAAATAAAAAATACAATGACAAAAAACTTTACTAAAGAAGAGTTTGATTGCAACGATGGTTCAGAAATGAATATTGCTATCTATCATAATATAGTAAAAGTTGCAAATCAATTACAAATACTTAGAAATTATATTGGCAAACCAATAACTATTAATTCTGGTTATAGATCAGAAGAGTACAATGCATCTATAAAAGGCTCTTCTAAGAAGTCGCAGCATGTAATGGGTAGAGCAGCCGATATTGTAGTAAAAGGAATGACTCCATTAGCTGTACATACTACAATAGAACTTCTAATTGAAAAAGGAGATATGCTGCAAGGTGGCTTGGGATTGTATGATTCTTTTGTACACTACGATATAAGAGGAACTAAAGCTAGATGGGATGGCTAAGAAATTTAAAGATACTAAAGTAGGTAAATTTTTAGCTAAGAGTGGATCATCAATTGTTGAAACTTTAGGTGGTGCTTTACCAGACAAAGGACTCTTGGCTGTTGTAAAAAATCTTATACATAAACAGCCTATGCCTGTCAAGGATAAAGAAATGGCTCTTAAATTATTAGATCAAGATATTACTGAAATGCAAGAGATTTCTAAACGCTGGGAAAGTGATATGAAATCTGACAATAAGCTTTCTAAAAATGTCAGACCACTTACTTTAATCTTTGTGACTATAAGTTTAATCCTTTTTATATTTCTGGATTCTACTTTTATAGATTTTCAATTAGAAGAAATGCACATAGAAACTCTTAAACAACTCTGCTCTGTTGTATATATAGCATACTTCGGAGGAAGGAGTTACGAAAAAATAAAAAAGTAACCACACTTTTCATTTTCCTCTTACTTATAGTATATGAAAGACTTTAGACCAAGACTTAAAGGCAATAAACTTGTAGCCTTTAACAACCTATTAAAAAAAGAAACAAGAGTATTAGTTATCGGAGATTTACACGAGCCATTCTGCTTAGATGAATACTTAGACCATTGTGTTAATATATATAAAAAGCATTTATGTACAAGAGTGGTTTTTATAGGAGATTGTCTGGATTCGCATGGATATTCGTTTCATGAAAACGATCCAGATGGTTATTCAGCTGGTCATGAACTTAATTTTGCTATTAAAAGATTAGCAAGATGGTACAAAGCATTTCCTAAAGCAGACATTTTAATTGGTAATCATGATAGAATGGCTTCAAGAAAAGCATTTTCTGGTGGTATTCCTAGTGCTTGGATAAAAGGTTATAACGATGTATTAAACACTCCTAACTGGAAATGGCACGATAGATTGGTCATAGACAATGTTCAATATATACATGGAGAAGCTGGAACAGCAAGAACTAAATGCAGAGCTGATATGATGTCAACAGTACAAGGACATTTACACACCCAATGTTATACGGAGTATTATGTAGGTCAAAACTTTAAAGTATTTGGCTCACAGGTAGGCTGTGGCATTGACCATGAAAAATATGCATTTGCTTATGCTAAGGCTGGGAAAAAACCAGCTATTGGATGTGCTGTAATATTTGGAGGTAAAACTTGTATAAATGAATTGATGGAATTAGGCTCAAAAAAGAGCTAAATATTGGCTAACTTACCACTATACTTACCACTAAAAATAAAAATCCCATCTTTAACAGATAGGATTTAAAANTGTTAGTAGCCCGTAGGGGACTCGAACTCGATTTTATTCGTTATCTTCGACTTAACCATAAGTATCGAAG